TCTGCGCTCGGTCGGCTGGCCAGATGAAGATGTGGCCGAAGGCAGCGAAGAATCCTAAGAGTCGCTTACGTCTTGCGAGAAAAGCATGGAAATGCTGACCTGCACAAAGTGTAAAATCAGCAAAGCGGCTGATGCGGCTAGTTTCCCCCCGCATAATAAGAAACGGAACGGGTTCGATAGCTGGTGCCGTGCGTGTCGAGCAAGCTACCGCAGCGGCATAAACAGGGGTATGCACCGCGCCGTTATAAGCGATGCTGATCTCATTGATCTGAAAGCCAGCGTGAAGCAGTGTGTAATCTGTGGTGACACGGGCCCGCTCGTTGTTGACCATTGCCACACAACCGGGGCGGTTCGCGGTATGCTTTGCAATCACTGCAACCGGGGTTTAGGTCATTTTCGGGATGACCCCATGTTGCTTGAATTTGCAGCGCAGTACTTGTTCGCCAGCGCGGATGCACCCGAGTGGGAAGCGTACCGTGAGGCTAACGAATCATGGAAATGCTGACCATGACACCCCAAGAAAAAAACGAGCAGGGACTGCAGGCGCTGGAGCGGGATCATAAGTCCACGAAGCGTGATATCCAGTGCATAACCGAGACTTGGGAAGCCTTTACCGCCGAATACTTGCCCTACATGAAGATGATTGTTCAGCGTGAGAAGGATCGTGCGGAGCTTCGCAAAGCAATCATCAAGCACAGCACCATCGTGGTCATCGGCGTTGTTATGGTTTTCGTTGTGAACGCAGTTGTACACGAGGCCATATTGGTCATTAAAGCGGCCAGCACGATCCGCACCTTATAGGAGACATCCATGTTCGATAAGATCAAAGCCTCAGTATCGCGTCGCAAGAAAGCCATGAACCCGGAAGATGAGGCGGTGCCGATGTCCAACGAGAGGCAAGACTACATCGACGAGCAGACCCGCAAGAAAGAAGACAAGGCTCCAACGACCCGAACCGAAATGGGTAAAGGCAAGCTGACATTCAAGAAGGGTGGCTCCGTCCGTGGTAGCGGCTGCGAACAGCGCGGCAAAACGAAAGGCAGGATGATATGAAAAAGCGACTGAAGATGAAGAAGTACGAAAGCGGCGGCGGGGTTGATGACGACGATCCTGAGTCGCAGAGAGTCTTTCGTTCCGATGGCATGACGGAGTATTCCGACGAAGAGCGTATGCCCCGTGGTGCCAAGTCTGTTGCCAGCAAGGCGGCGCAGACAGGCGTTGCCCGCACCAGAGCAATAGAGGCCCGTGATGGCAGTGATGATTCGTATGACCGCAGGGAGTTTAGCCTCTCTCCCCGCTCTAATGTGAATCAAATACCAGTTGGCGGCTTTGACGATTACAAAGGGAAATACCCCACCAAATCTTCTCTTGAGGAGAGTTTAGATAGTGCGGCCCGTTATATTCCGGGCACGGGGGCTGGCGCTAGAGTTGCGGTAGGAAAGGTCGCATCAGGACTTGCAAGAGCAAAGCCAGTTGAAACATTAGCCAGAGGCAGGGAAAGAGTGGCCGGTAAAGCAACCGCAGATGTTTTGGCAAAAATTGACGCGAGAAAAAGTTCGGCAAAAATGGGTAAAGCCCGAAGGGCCGCTGAAAAAGAAGATGAAGTGAGGGATTACCTTCGAGGCGCATCTTACGGCGACAAAGCGACCGGACATCGTACCGGTGGCTCCATAAAAAGGGAAGTCAAACGCTACTCCTCTGGTGGCTCTGTATCCGCATCCCGCCGTGCAGACGGTATCGCCAGCCGGGGTAAGACCCGGGGCAAGATTGTATGAGCGAAAAAACCAAAGAAATGCTGGCCAATCTTAGCCCGGCCTATGGCATAGCCACTGGTCGCGGCGCGTTTGGCAAAGCTGCAGACAAAGGTTTTCTTGGCCTTGGCGCGAGAAAGTTGGCAAGTCGAGGTCAAGAAAAGGCTGAAGAGAAGGCTGTTCAGGAGCAGCTTATGGCGCAAGGTATTGCAGCCGCTCCAGCAACTCAATCCCAGTTAGCGCAGCCTGCCGCAAAGATGAGGAAAGGCGGCTCTGTATCCGCTTCTAAACGTGCGGATGGCATTGCCTCCAGAGGCAAGACCCGGGGCAAGATGATCTGATGCCAGCCAAGTCCGCGAAGCAGGAGCGTTTCATGCAGGCCGTAGCCCATAATAAGGGCTTCGCAAAGAAGGTCGGTGTCCCACAATCCGTGGGTAGTGAGTTCTCTCAATCAGGAGGTGGTAAATTGAAAGCTGAAAAAAAGTCGGGCAAGAAGCCGTTTTTCCTTTTCAAGAAAAAAGATGAAGAGAAGACCCCGAAGTTTGCCCGTGGCGGCGGTATCGAGTCCAAAGGCAAGACCAAGGGTAAGATGGTCAAGATGGCTAAGGGCGGTCGGGCCTGCTGATCATGATGCCATCCCGTGGAATGGGGGACATCAACCCCAAAAAGGTTCGGTCAATCAAGAAGCGGGATGGCAATGAGCCTGTTAAGCTGTTTAAACAGGGTGGAGTCAGCAAGGTGAACGAGGCCGGGAACTACACCAAGCCGGGGATGCGTGAGTCGCTGTTCAAGAGCATCAAGTCCCGGGCGGTGCAGGGAACGGGGGCTGGAGAATGGTCGGCCCGAAAGGCCCAGCTTCTGGCCAAGCAATATAAAGCTAAGGGCGGCGGGTACAAGGGATGAAAGCTCCACAGCAGAGCCTCAAGTCATGGGGCGACCAGAAATGGCGCACTAAGTCTGGGAAGCCCTCCAGCAAGACGGGAGAGCGGTATCTGCCGGAAGCCGCGATCAAGTCGCTGACTCCGGCTGAGTATGCTGCTACAACCCGCGCCAAACGCGCAGGCAAGGCCGCAGGCAAACAGTTTGTGCCACAACCACCCAAGGTGGCCAAGAAGGTGGCAAAACACAGGAAGATCGTTTAAAGGCCCATTATGACTACATCAGGCACCGTAACATTCAACCTTGACCTCAACGAGATTATCGAAGAGGCGTTTGAGCGTTGTGGCGCGGAGCTACGCTCTGGCTATGATTTCAAGACCGCTCGGCGGTCTCTGAATCTCCTGACCATCGAGTGGGCTAACCGTGGGATCAACTTCTGGACTATCGAGGAAGGATCGATCCCCATGGTCACGGGGCAGGCTGACTACAACCTTCCCGCCGATACGATCGATCTGGTTGAGCATGTTGTTCGCACCGGCACCGGGCAGGGCCAGCAGGACATCACCATCACCCGCATCTCCATGCCGACCTACGCCTCCATCCCTAACAAGAACGCTCAGGGAAGGCCGATCCAAGTTTGGGTTGATCGGCAGTCTGGCGCAAAGTATCCGGTGGGTGGCCAGCCTGATGGGACGGACGCAGCAACGGGTATCGATTATCCCAAAATCCATGTCTGGCCTACTCCAAGCTCCCCGGGTAGCCAATACACCTTCATTTACTGGCGTCTTCGCAGGATTCAGGATAGCGGCACCGGCTTGACCACACAGGACATCCCGTTTCGTTGGATTCCCTGCATGACCACCGGACTGGCTTATTACCTGTCCCTGAAGCTACCAAACGCTCAGGGCCGCTCTGCTGGCCTCAAGATGGACTATGAGGAGCAGTTCCGGTTCGCAGCAGAGGAAGACCGGGATAAGTCTCCCATCCGGTTTGTGCCAAGAAGGATGTCCATCGGATAATGGGCAATCGTTTTGCATCCGGCAAGAACGCAATCGCAGAGTGCGACCGCTGCGGGTTTCGTTACAAGCTGACCAAGCTCAAAAAGCTGACCATCAAGACCAAGCAGGTCAACATTATGGTCTGCCCTGAGTGCTGGGAGCCGGATCAGCCTCAACTCCAGCTTGGCATGTATCCGATCTACGATCCGCAGGCCATCCGCAACCCGAGGCCGGATACCAGCTACATCTTGTCGGGGAACAGTGGTTTGCTGCTTTCCCCAGCGGATGTTGGTAGCCCGGAGGGCGGTAGCCGTATAATCGAGTGGGGATGGGCTCCGGTTGGTGGGAGCCGGTCAAATGATGCTGGTCTGACGCCGAATGTGTTGGCCATGACCATTTCTCTAGGCACGGTTACCGTGTCGGTTACTTAGGAGCTACACATGGACGCGAAGAAAGCAGTTACGAAACACGAACAAAAGATGCACCCGGGCAAGACCGCGACCTTCAAGAAGGGTGGCGTGACTTCGGCGGCAATGAAGGCTGTTGGCCGCAACATGGCTCGTGCCAAAAACCAAAGGGGCAAATGATGGACAAGATCAAGAAAGTAGCCTCCGTCAAGGTTGGCGCTGCTGATAATCAGAAGACCATCAACGACCTGCGGGTCTCCGTTGGTAATCTGAGCAGCAAGGGTTATGCCGAGCCGAAGTCTTCGGGCATCAAGATTCGCGGCACTGGCGCTGCGACCAAAGGGACTACCGCTCGCGGCCCGATGGCGTGAGGTGAAGCATGAACTACTCGACACTGTTTACAACGATCAAGGGGTATCTTGAGAATGAGTTCCCATCTACCAGCTTTACTGGTAGCACCGGATCGACGGTTGCCCTTACCAGTGCCGAGCAGATCAACACCTTCATCACGCAGGCCGAACAGCGAATTTACAACACCGTCCTGTTCCCCGCTCTGCGGAAGAATGTTACCGGCTCTACTACGGCCAGCAACAAGTATCTGAACTGTCCAACAGACTTCCTCGCCGTCTTTTCGATGGCGGTGGTGGATGGCACCGGGGCTTATGAGTTCTTGCTGAACAAGGATGTGAGCTTTATCCGTGCGGCATATCCGGTTCCGACTGTTACTGGCCTGCCACAGTATTACTCTATGTTCGGCCCGCTATCCACGGACGAGACTGAACTGACGTTCCTTCTTGGGCCTACGCCTGACGCTGCCTATGTAATGGAGCTACATTACTATTATGTGCCTGAGTCCGTCACAGTCGCGGCGAGTGGCAATAGCTGGCTTGCTGAGAACTTTGATCCGGTGCTGTTGTATGGCTCTCTGGTGGAGGCGTATACCTTCATGAAGGGTGAGCAAGATATGCTGGCCCTGTACGACGGCAAGTACAAAGAAGCTCTGGCTCTGGCCCAGCGTCTGGGTGATGGTCTGGAGCGCAGTGATGCGTACCGCAGTGGTCAGTATCGGCAGGCCCCCTTGCCGCAGAATAACGGGGTCCGTTAATGGCCTTTACCGGCAACTACTCCTGCAACACGCTGCGCTCGGGCCTTGCCAACGGGACGATCAACTTCGCCACGGACACGTTCTATCTGGCGCTGTACACCAACGCCGCCACGCTTGACTCCACGACCACCGCGTACACCACGACGGGTGAAGCGACGGGCGGCAACTATGTTGCGGGTGGGAATGTTGTGACGGCCACGATTGCCAGTGAAGCAAATAACGCTGGTGGCAGCACCACATACATCAACTTCTCGTCCCCCGCGTGGACTGGTGTAATCACGGCGCGTGGCGCGTTGATCTATACGCCCGGCGATAACGGGGCTGTCTGCGTTCTGGACTTCGGTTCCGACAAGACTTCGACCACTTCATTCACTGTGCAGATGCCCGCTAACACCAGCACCTCTGCTCTTATTCGGCTTGTTTAAGGAGCAATCATGCAAAAAGAACTCTCTAACTTTGGTGACCATGCAGAGGTGACCATGCAGTCCAACGTCGTGGGTGCTGAGTCTGTTGGCATCGAGGGCGTCTACCACGTCATCTGCCGCGACGTTGATGGCAACATCAAGTGGCAAGACGAATTCCCCAACTTGGTCAACGCCGTGGGCAAGGAACTGATGCT